CACTAATAGGTTTAGGTTCACTTACTCCTGCATCTTCAAAATCTCCACCATCGTCACCATCTACTAATTCATATTGAACATCTCCTGTATGAAAATGATATCTTAATCTACCACTACTATTTACTTTAAAATGAGTTTCTAATTCACCTTCGTTATCTAAAATAGCTTGGTTCATCGGCCCACTTATATTTTTAGTAAACTTTAATACCTCACCTTCATTATGACCACTCTGTAATCTATTTTGAGTATTTCTCTCATAAAAGAAATATCTATTTGACTCATCTGTTAAGTTACCATTATCATCTCTATCACCATTATTGTAAAATATTACATACCAACCGCCTTTAACTCCGTTATCTGTACCTTCAGTTACTCTATCAACACTTTGTAAAAATCCAACTCTAAAGATATCGTCATAAACGGTTCTTTGATTTGATGTACCTTCGTCTAATATAACGTTTCTGGTACCAGAAAAATAATTGTCAAATGTGAAAAGGTTCAAATTATCTATATTACTAGAACCATGTTTTTGTTTCCAAATTAAATCATCTTTGAATAATAAAGTCGATGCATCAGTACCAACATTAACAGCAGTTTGCCACCCATTGTTTTCCCCACGATTTCTATCTCTTTTGTAAAAAGCATCCCCATCATTTGGTAAAGTTGCTGGATGAAAATTTATAGCTTCTAACTTTCCTGATGCTCCATTTGGTGGAGTTAGACTATTTGCTATAGCTGGATTAGCAACCCAAGCACCAGCAGAGTAGGGTGGGTTTTCAGGATCTGCTGTCCATATCCAATCACCATCTTCACTAAATGTTCCGTTCTGTGTTTGTCCAGCTAAGTTAGGGCCCCAAAAATATTTGTTTCCACTTACACCATCATTTCTTATATCTGTTACCTTCCAAGCACCTTCACCACCCCATATGGTTGTAGACGTTCCTACAACAGGATCAAAAGGTGTTGGTACACTATCTCCATACTTCGTTCTAATCTGTGCTTCAGTCATCGGTGGTTTGTCTTCTATAGCAGCTGCATTACCTTCTGTATTAGATACATAACCAGCTGGTGGACTTGTTGGTTGTGGTTCGGTTGGACCAACATTATTTACATCAAAATATCCCTCTGGTGGATTCTGTGGTTTATCTTCATTTACTAATTCATTAGGATAACTAAGTGCAATCTGTACACCTTTACCATCAACGGAACTCTTAACATCCATTCTTACATTTACAAAATCACCAACCTTTACACCTTGTCCTTGTAGATTAGATATCTCTTGTCTCATAGATAACTTACGATAAACACTATCTGGCCATTCTGCTAAATCTCTAAATACATCATTAGTATCTGAAAACTTTATACAATTACCATTAGCTATACCTTCTCTTTGTACCCATTTAGCATGGTAACCTATAGCAGAAGTTCCAAAGAAATCTCCACTACTGAATTGTAGAAACCCGTCACTCCAATTACTAACTCTTATAGCATCATCATGTAGTGTAGCATCCCACTCATGTTCACCACTAATTTCTAAAATATCACCTAAATTATCTGTTTCTACTTCTTCACCTGACGGATTAAGTATCACATTTGTGTCTGAACGAACAGCTACATCTATCTCATCTACCTCATAAACATTGGGTATAGAAATACTACCACCAACCATTTGTTTTGAAAAAATAAAACCGCCATCGTTTGGTGTTATAGTAAGAGTTACAGACTCATTAGAGTTACCTAAAAAGTTTATTTCAGTATTTGTATCTTGTATGGTGTAAGGTGTTTGTATGTTTACGAAATCGGATATGTAAGAGTTATTTATCTGTTTAGCTCTTAACCTAACCTCAGTTCTACTCGGTGATATTTCGTGTATCTGATATTTTAAATCTTCTATCTTTAATTGTTCTGTGGTTGTAGGATTATTTCTGTATTGTTCTTCAGTACCGGCATATATTATGCCATCTTCTGTGATGTAAATATTGTCTGTGTTGGTATAAACATCACCAATTTTAGTATCACTCTTATCTAATGTATGAACTAAAACTGCCGACTCATCTCCTGCTAACTTTCTTAAAAAGTTATATCTAATAGTGAATGCACCACTTTCAAAACCTAACTTACGAATGTGTGAGCCAGGATAAAATTCTATATTATCATTTGAAGAGTTTATTATAAAATCAGATAAAGGTAGGTTTTCAAATTGTATCAGATTATTACTAGAATCAAATATTTGAAAGTGAACAAAGTCTCTATCACCCTTACTTCCCCATTTACCATCTTCATAAGGTTTATTACCAACAATCTGAAAGTTGTTAGCGTCAAGTAAATTTTTATCTCTTTCTGTTAACCTACTAGCCATTATAATTCTCTAAACCTTCTGTCTAAAATCTCTTCAACAATAGTGTCACTTTGTTTTGTTTTTAAAGTTTTAACTTTTAAATCATAAACTATTTTAGAAGATTCGTCTTCTAAAAGTTCGTTTTTGTAAGGGTTTTCGAAAAGTAAAATTTTATTTAAACTGTCTCTTATCAAAGAACCTTGATTAGCTGAACCAGAAGTTTCTGCTCTTCTAGTTAATACTTCTTTATTCTGTAAGTATTGTAGTTCGTCTTCTTCAGTTAGTTTTTTATAAAAATTTAGCTTTTGTAATTCCTCTTGTGTATAAGGCATTTTTTATCTCACTACTTTAAATGTAAAATCATCGTCAAAATGTTGTATGGTTTCCTCTGTTGTGTTACTACCACTTACAACTCTAAATTGAAATTTGTAATATCTTTCTGCCTGTAACCCATTCATCCATAGGTTAAAATAGTTTCCTGTTGAATCACAACTTATTAGAGAACCTGTTCCAAATGGTATTATGACATCATCTGTTCGCCCATCTAATACTGAATAGTAAGCACCATCACCGCCAATGTTTTCTTTACTACCACTTGGCAAATACTTCTGGGTTAAATATGTTGAAGATGTATTTGAGTAAGACTTTGTTGGGTATCTACCTCTACCACATAATCTAAACTTTACTTTAGAACTTTCTTTATACTCTGGCCTTAAATTTTTCATGTAGACTATCATATCTTCTAGTTCTGCAGAATCTAAAGAAGATAGTGAGCCAGTACTCCATTTTGTATCAAACCACTCTACTTCTAATTTTGGTGGATAAATAGTGTGTGTTTGTCTTGAGAAGAATTTAAAATTACCCAATTTGTCTTGACTTCCTTCATCAACATTAGTATTTAAATTTTCAAAACTACCACTTCTTTTTATAATGAATCCATGATTAGGGTATGTTCCATCTAACCATTTGTTCATTATAGGCGTTACATCCATTCTCATATCATCAGAACCATACTTAAACGATTGTGTAGCATAAACTTCTTCATGCCATGCACCACCTTGTTCTTCACCCGCAGAACCACTCCAAGCTGTTTTTAAAATCTGACTATCTCTGTACTGCCAACTAGCTCCTTCTGTTGTAATTGGACTATCACTAAAAGTTCCTTGTCCCTCAACCCAACTCTGACTTATAGGATAAGCAAATAATGATTGACTTGTATTTAATTCTTCAGAACCTGCATCGTACATGTTAAGATAAAATTTTCTATCTGATGATATTGTACCATTTACTAATGATGATGATATTTCATTTAAATCAAATTTTATAAATATACGAGAAACTTTGATGTTACCACCTGAAGTACTCATATCTTTTCTTATTTCTAATATCTCATCTAAACCAGTATTACTACTACCACTAGCTTGATATAAAGTTGTGTCTATTTCCGGAAAAATAAAATAATGCATTAGTTACCTCCTGATGAATTACCAATTACTCTACCTTCTATATCTACATTTGGATATTTAAGTTCAAAGCAACTTGGGTCTAGTGATGGATAAACAACTCCATCCTTTGTAGCACCTACCATGTCGTAAGCATTTCCTGAGTAACCACCACTAACTTTAAACTTATTAGTTATGAGTACAGAATGTCCATTGGGATTGTTTTCTTCTGGCGGTACGACAGCAGATACACCATCAACTAAAGATAATTGATAAGTTAAATCAGCTAATACAATAGGTTGTCCGATTTGCCATTTATCAATATTAAAAAAGTCTTTGACTTTTTGTATCGCTCTCAATACAACTTCTTCTTTATTGTATCCAACCTTTGTTAGTAAGTTAAATTTTACACCAATGTTTATTACAAATGCGTCTTTTATATTTACAGCATCAGTAACCATTCTAAACTGAGTTAGGTAAGTTTGTACATTTTCTTTTACTGCTTGGTTTACTGTAGTTAATTTTTTACCTGCATCAAAACCTAAAAGATACATATTAAGAGCTAATGGATTTGCTATACGAGCATCTGCATTAGCACCTGATTTACTATCTAATTGACTATCTTGTACGACATAGGCTTTTGCCACATTACCATATTTAGGCGGTAGAGCATAAACTCTTGTAATATAGTCTTCTTTGGTAACCGCTCTTTGTTGAGCTTGAAAGTAAGCTAAAGCATTATTTTTTACTTCTATAATACTCTCTACACTTCTTCCACCAGCACCTGGTAGTGGATTGTTTATAGCTATAGAAGCTCTAGTACTACTGACAAGTGCAGCATTAAGTCCCGTATCATCTAATTCCACATTAGCAACTTGAACACTTCTAATACTATTAGCTCTAACGTTACTATTAATACCACCACCGTATCTATATTTAATAGTTAGTTGAGTATTAGATGGAGCTTGTCCATATGCTTTAGTTGCTAAAAAATTAGAAGGATCAAATGCTGTATTTAAGTAAGTCGGTGAACCTGGTAAAGAAGAACCAACACTATCTGGATTAGGAACTATCTCTTCATCAGGATTATCTGATGTTCCAGCACCAAATCTTAATTCTGTTCTATTATCTTCTCTAATAAATGTAGTAAATCTTCTTGATGTTTTCAAAAGTTTCAGTAGATACGGAGCTTGGTCAGCGTAAGTGTTTAACTGGTCATCGTTTTTCGATGTATTTTCCATGTCTGTAAATACTGTATCTTGAGCTAAATAAGGGACTTCATACCAATCGTTACCATCACTATCTTTACAAGAAAGTATTTCTAAAACATTTTGATTTGCTAAAGCTATTCTCTTATATTTTTCAGCTGCATTAAAAGTAAAGAACTCTGTTGCGACAGTTCCACTTGAAGCCCTCACACCTTTCTTTAATAAGTAGGTAACAGGTACATTAGCAGAACTTTCGTAAACAGTTATTGTCATCGGGTCATAAGAACTTGAAAACTTAAAGTTACAATCCTCTGTTGTTATAAAAGATACTCCTGTATCTGATTGTATTTCCATTCCAGCTTTTAAATTCATAGCATAGTTTAAATCAGGTTTAGTGTTGTAACTACCACCAGTGCCACTTGATATTGCTGGAACTGTTTGGAACACATCGATATCAGTCGTAGAAGCTGAAGATAATTTTGGTTTATACCCCAAAGACTGAGCCATATTATAAACTGTTCTTTTCTCTTCAGCAAATGCTAGTAAACTTTCTTTGAATTGATTATCCACATAGTACGAAAGTACATCACCAACATAAGATGCCATTTCGATAAACATCATACCTGGTGATGATTCGTTAAAATCATTGTACTGATTTGGAAAGTATATCTTAGTAAATTCTATTAGGTTATCTTTGAAAGATGTAAAATCTTTATTAAGATATCTAATTTCTTTTACCGACTTTTTCTTTACTGAATATGGCATTTAATTTCTCCTATTTACCCACCACTCGATGGCAAATCGTGTGGGTCTAATGCTAAAGCTCCTGTATAGGTTGACAAATCTAATTCTAAATTTTCTTCTGATGTTAAATCTACATCTAATGTAAATCTTATATTCACAATAGCTCTATTTATATTGAGATCTGAAAATTTTGTTTCAATACTTACAATATTTATGAATGGTAAAAACTCACTCATAGCCCCTCTAATTTCTTCTTCAACTCTACTTTCTAAATCTGTATTCTCTTGTGAGAAAGCTAATGAAAGTAAATTTGTCCCAAATGTAGGATTACCTAACCTCTCACCTTTATTGGTAAGAAGAAGATTTTTGATATTAGATTTAGCTTGTTGTAAAGCAGTTTTAGTTCTATTAAAGAATCCTGAATTACCATATGTTAATGGCAATTCTAAACCAACAAAAGTATCTTCATCTAAATCATTTTCAATAACACTCATTATAATTTACCATCCTTCTTCTTTAATGCGTTCATTACACCTCTATAATCTTTTGTTAAGTCGCCCATCACATCTTGTACTGCTTTATTTG